TAGAAATCTTCAGTAGTATATACCCCAAGCCTGACCTAAAAGATATGGAGAAAGAATGGAAACTTTTGTAATATTATTTTGGCTGGTCGGGAGTGAGGTCGCAATCCCACTTCATGATGGAGTGGGTTGCCATGAATACTACGACTACCTAGAAGAAATAGAACGCATTACATACGATATACCTAACACTTATCTTGACGGAGAAGAAGTAATAGGATATACTTGTGGAGTAATACAAACACAGGAGTAATTTATGACTAACAGAAAAAGTTATCACAGACAATACTATCGCAAGAAAACTATGGACAAACTTCGCAACACCATCAAAAATTTACGAGCAGACAAACAGAAGTTTCTCTCAAGTCCAGAGGGTATAGCTTACACAAAGAGATTAAAGTATGAGTATGGTAAGAAATACAGAGAGGAAAACGCAGATACTGTTCGGGCATATCAAAAAGAATACCATTTAAGTTATGGTATATAGACCCCCCTCGGAACCACAGGTTCATATAGCACGAATTTCAATTAATGTCAAGGAGAAAATATGGAAACAGAAAAAGAAAAAAAACAAAGAAGAACAACAGACAGATTAATAAATATATTAGCAATTATATCTGCTACACTTGCAAGTATATTATGGTTTTTTATGGGAGATGACAAATGAATATATTTTTTTTAGACAGATTACCAGAGGTATCAGCAGAAATGCTATGCGACAAGCACATACCCAAGATGTTGCTTGAGACCTGTCAGATGTTATCTACTGCATATCAAAGAAACTTAGGAGAGAAACCTATACTGTACAAACCAGCATATCCTAATCACCCCATGACTAGATGGGTTGGAGATTCACAGCCACATTTTGAGTGGGCATTTGACCACGCAGTAGCAATATCAAGACAGTACACAAAAAGATTTGGCAAGACTCACAAATCAAATCGTATAATTAAAGTTATCGCATGTGACCTTTTAACTGAGATAAATAAATCAATATTGTTTCCAGACAATGGCTTTCAAGACCCACCACAATGTATGCCAGATGAATACAAATGTGATAACTATATCACAGCATACCGTCATTACTATTGGAACGAAAAAAAATATTTTGCCAAATGGGATAGAGGTGTACCTAAACCTTCATGGTGGTTTGACTTAGGCGATGAACAGTTGTAATATAAGGTTATGAAAAAAAATTATTCACAAGTATCTTTAGACAAGATTAAAAACGGTCACACCATCTACACTAAGACAATCAAGGTGGTGGAGTTCTATCCTTATAAAGCCCTGAAGCCTGTTATCAACAAGAAGTTAGGTAAGAAGGTAAGCAAGGGCATACATAAGGATAGACCTATATTCACACTAACACTAGAAGAGAGAGCCACATGCCCTCGCACTTGTGGGCATTGGGATGATTGCTACGGCAACAACATGCCATTTGCACACAGGATATCACATGGCAAAGGACTGACACACAAACTATATGCAGACCTCACAGAGATACAGAAGAAGCATGAGAAGTTTCTTGTAAGACTTCATGTTCTTGGTGATTTCTATTCAGTAGATTATGTGCAGTTCTGGGAGAGATGCCTTGCTAAGTTTCCAGGTCTTGCTATCTGGGGCTATACACATTGGCACCCAGGCACAGACATAGGAGATGAGATTAAGAGAATACGCACAGCACAATGGGATAGATTCTCAGTACGATTTTCAGATTACACCAGAGATATACTATCAGCTAACTCAGAAGAGATAGCAGACAAAGGTGTGATATGCCCAGAGCAGACAGGCAAGGCTAAGAGCTGTGCCGATTGTGGTCTGTGTTGGTCAATGAAGAAGCAACCAGTTATATTTAAGACGCATTGACATAGTGATATGATAGTGCTATTATAAGATATTCTTTAGAGCGGGAATGGCGATACTAGTCAGCCTATAAACCTAAAGATAGAGATGACCAGTAAATGCCTTCTTAGACTTTTTAAGGTACATCTGTGGTAAGACACAGCAGGTCTCGTGGCTTTGGCATACCCACATCTCGGCTATTAACGACAACAAAGGAGGTCACATGACTGAATCAATAAAACGCCTAGACTTTGAGGGCGAAATAAGAAAGCGAGTAGGCTCAAAGTTTTTCTCTGCTTGCTTTATAAAGAAAGATGATAGCACTAGAGTTGCTAACTGTAAGTTCAATGTAACTAAACATCTAAAGGGTGGTGTCAGAACTACTGACCCTAAAGACTACATGATTGTATGGGACACAGTCAATAATAAATACATCAATGTATCTCTATCTAGATTACAATGGATTAAGTTCAATGGTAATATGTATACTGTACAGGTGACACCCAAAGGTAGAAAGCTAAAGCTAGCTATTGTTAGTACTTTAATATAACAACTTGACACAGAGCCAAAAAAGTGTTAATATACTATATTGATTACGAGCATAGTAAAACACTAAGCATGCTACAGAGGTAGTGTTCGTATTCAAGGGGTAGGTGTGGTCGTTGCCTACCCCACTTTATGGGGGTGCAGGTCAGAGTACTCACAAGCCGTTTAAACATTGCGGCCTACGGACACCCCCACCCACTTTAATCACTTGACATAAGCTAACAATCATGGTATAAGCAAAGCATGAATTACAGAGAACAAGCAGAAGTAATAAGAAACATACCAATACATACAGGGCAGTCCATAAGAATGGATTGCCCTTTTTGCTTTCATAACAATACTTTACAGCTGACCAAAGAAAGTGGGCAGATGAAATGGTATTGCTTTAGTGCTTCTTGTACTGCTAAAGGAGTTCTTGACACAGACAAAACAATGGAGGATATCACGCACATGATAAAGAAAAAATCAGAGGATAAGATAGATTGGAAAGTGCCACAGCATTTTACAGTTGGTCATTCTACTCACCAAGTATCTAGATATTTAGGAAGAAACAATTGCACTGATGCATATAATCAAGGCAGGGCAGACATAAGATATGACCCACAAAATCATAGGGCTGTATTTATGATTAAGGATAACACAGACAAAATAATTGGTGGTGTTGGCAGAGCATTACGATCTGATATACTTCCTAAGTGGTATGTGTATGGTAGAAAAGATTATCCGTTTATATGTGGTGAGGGGGACACTGCTGTAGTAGTTGAAGATTGTGCGTCTGCTTGTGCAGTGTCCCAAGATTTTGTAGGAGTTGCACTCATGGGTACAAGTCTTTCAGATTCTTTTATACCAGTCATACAAAAAAATTATAAGAAAGTTATTGTTGCATTAGACAGAGATGCAACAACTAAATCATTTGATATAGCAAAAGAATTGTCTAGTACAAACATAGAAACAAAAGTAGTTATGTTGGAAGATGATTTAAAATATTTTAGACCTGCACACATAAAGGAGATACTATGCAAGAACGACAACTAATAAAATTATTATTAAAGAAAAAGTTTTACGATAATAATAAAAGCAAAGTTTCTAAGACTACATTTACTAATGGTCTTGGAAATGTTTTTACTACAATACAGAAAGCACACGAAGAGTATCAGCAAGACCTATCAATAGATGAGCTGATAGATTTACATTTAGAAAAATATAATCCTGCATTGACCAGAGCTGCAAGAGTAAACTTTGAATCTATGGTAGATGAGATAAGAAAAGAACAAGAGCCAAGTGAAGATGTTGCCGCAGATATTTTAACTGCTGTACATAAAAGAAATCTTGCACACAAAGTTGCCGTTGTTGCTACTGATATATTTAATGGGCATGACAGATCATTTAATGATATCAAAGACTTACTTGAAGGCACACAGACAGAGACACAAGAAGAAGAAGCAGTAACAGATGACATAGGAGAACTGATGGACAGTTTAGATATACAAACTAAGTTTGAATTTAACTTACCAAGTCTACATGAACAAGTTCCAGGTATAGGTGCAGGTAACTTAGTTATATTATTTGCTAGACCAGAGTCTGGTAAGACTGCATTCTGGGTTAATCTAGTAGGTGGCATACAAGGTTTTGCATCACAAGGAGCAAAGGTACACGCACTAATCAATGAGGAACCTGCAGTAAGAACACAGATGAGAGTGATTAATGCACACACAGGCATGACTAAAGATGAGATTGTAGACAACATGGATGTTGCAAAAGATAAATGGAAGGATATAAAAGATAATGTTAAACTTATGGATACTGTTGATTGGACTATTGATGATGTCAATAATCATTGTGAGCAACATAAGCCCGACATACTTATCATTGATCAGTTAGATAAAGTAAATGTTGTTGGTAATTTTTCACGAACAGATGAGAAGCTACGGGCTGTATACACAGGAGCAAGAGAGATAGCAAAGCGACATGACTGTTGTGTGATAGCTATATCACAAGCATCAGCAGACGCACATGGTAAGACAAGTATATCGTTTGACATGATGGAAAACTCTAAGACAGGTAAAGCTGCAGAGGCAGACTTGATCATAGGTATAGGTAAACATGGTAGTTTAGATTCACTTGACACTACAAGAGTATTGTGTATAAGTAAGAATAAGATATCAGGTTATCATGGAGAGATAACTTGTAATATCGAGCCACAACTATCAAGGTATAGAGTATGATTACAGTATTAGATGTAGAGACTAGCTTTCAGATTGTAGAAGGTAAAGTAGACCCCCTACCTTTTAATCCACATAATTTTTTAGTTAGTATAGGAGTCAATGATGATTACTATTTTTTTAATCACAATGACAAAGAGTTTGACACACAGACAAATC